CGAACTGGATTACAGAATACGCCCCGCAGCTCTTGCTTTATGGCACGCTGGTTGAGGCAACGCCGTTCCTGAAGAACGACGAACGCATCCCAGTTTGGCAGAGCATGTACGACCGTGCGGCGGCAATGTTGAACGGCGAAGACCTCGCCAAAATCCTAGACCGATCCGCCGTGCGCAAGGAGGCGTAATAATGTCCACGTCATTCACTCAAGTCTTCGGCGGTACAACGATATACCCCTCGGACGTATCGTATCTCGCCCTCGCGCTGACCAGCGACATCACCCTTGAGTGGCCGCTTGAAGCCACCACCGGCAACAATGTCGTCGCACGCATCATCGACATCACGCCAACAGGCCCGTTCACGATAGCCCTGCCTGACGCGATGTCAGTTGGCGTCGGCCAGACAATCCTATTCAACAACCTCGGCCCCGACACAATCACGGTCGATAACGCCGCCGGTAACGCAATCCTGAGCATCGGCGCGGGTGAGCAGTGGCAGTGCTACCTCATCAGCAACACCACCGTCGGCGGTGTCTGGCGCACGTTCCGCTACGGCGCTGCCGTGGCGCAAGCCCAAGCCGCCGCACTGGCTGGCGCTGGTCTGGTCGCAGACGGGTCGGAACTCGCACAGAATTACGAGGTCATCGACTTCTCCATCACACCATACAATCTCACGGCTCCTGACCGCGCACGGGTCTTCGTTTGGGGTGGCGGCCTCGGCACATTGAACTTGCCCACCGCCGTTGCCGCTGGCGATGGTTGGTTCGTTCAAGTCCGCAACGGCGGTCAAGGCGACTTGACTGTCGATCCGTCTGGCACCGAGCTTATCAACGCCGCGTCCACGCTGCGCTTGCAGCCGGGCGACAGCGCCGTAATCGTAAGCGACGGCGTGCAGTGGTACACCATCGGCCTCGGCCAGCAGGCGGTCTTCGCCTTCGACTACACGACTATCGCCGTCACTGGCGGCACGTACACGCTTGCTGGCTCCGAGCTGAACCGTATCGCGTACAAGTTCACAGGCACACTGGCGTCTAACGCCAACATCGTTGTGCCTGCGACGGTGCAGCAATACTGGGTCAACAACGCCACGACTGGCGCGTTTACGCTCGGCGTCAAGACGGCCAGTGGCACGGCCACTCTGGTCGCACAGGGTGAGACTGCTATCCTGTATTGCGACGGCACGGAAATCATCTCCGCGACCACATCCGCCCCGTTTGCGGGCGTCCTCTCGGTGGCGCAGGGTGGCACAGGTGCGAGTAACGCACCGTCGGCCCTGACCAACCTCGGCGGCACGGGCATCGGCACCGCCGTCTTCACGGCATCCACAACGGCTGCGGCGCGTTCCGCCATCGCGGCGGCTGCCTCTGGCGCTAACTCCGACATCACATCGTTGTCTGGCCTCACGACGCCACTGAGCGTTGCGCAGGGTGGCACGAACGCCACGACGGCTGGCGCTGCGCGCACAAGCCTTGGTGCAGCCGCAAGCGGCTCAAACGCAGACATCACCGCGCTGACCAACGCGGCAGGCATCCAGATTGGCGCGCCTACCGCTGGAGCGCAGGGCGCGGGCACCATCAACGCCACGGGCCTCTTCATCAACGGCGTGGGCGTCGGCACGGGTTCAGGCTCGGTGACGAGCGTTGCGATGACCGTCCCCTCGTTCCTGTCCGTAACTGGCTCGCCAGTAACGACTTCAGGCACGCTGGCCGTGTCGCTGTCGGGCACTGCGCTACCTGTCGCCAACGGCGGCACAGGTCAGACATCCTACACCGACGGGCAGTTGCTCATCGGTAACAGCACAGGCAACACGCTTACGAAGGCGACCCTGACGGCTGGATCGGGCATCAGCATTACGAACAGTGCGGGTGGCATCACCATCACGTCCACCGCTGGCGGTGGTACAGTTACGTCAGTGGCCGCGTCGGGAGGCACAACAGGTCTCTCGTTTACCGGCACGCCCATCACCACATCAGGCACACTGACACTCGCGGGCACGCTCGCGATAGCGTCTGGGGGCACTGGCGCGACCAGTGCCTCCGGCGCGAGACTTAACCTCGGTGCGGCTGGCTCTGGCGCGAACTCTGACATCACATCACTTGCTGGCCTGACCACCGCTCTGTCCATCGGACAAGGCGGTACCGGCGCGACCGACGCAGCCACCGCACGTGCAAACCTCGGCGCGGGGACGGGCAACGGCACCGTCACCTCAGTCAGCGGTACAGGCTCGGTAAACGGCATCACGCTCACCGGCACGGTCACGTCGTCTGGCTCTCTCACCCTCGGCGGCACGCTGTCTGGCGTCAGCCTCACGACGCAAGTCATCGGCACATTGCCTATCGGTAACGGCGGTACAGGCGCGACATCCGCAGCGGCGGCCTTGTCGTCCCTCGGCGCTTACCCCGCGAGCAACCCGTCAGGCTTTACGAGCAATACTGGCACGGTCACTTCGGTCTCTGGATCGGGAGGCACAACCGGTCTCACGCTGACTGGCGGCGCAATCACGACGTCGGGAACGCTGACGCTCGGCGGCACACTCGCTGTCGCCAACGGCGGTACAGGCGCAACCGATGCGGCAACTGCTCGGTCTAACCTTAGCGTTCCCTCGGCTACTGGTTCTGGTGCGTCGGGCACTTGGAGCATAAGCATCAACGGCAACGCGGCGACCGCCACCTCGGCTACGACTGCTGGGTCCGCCACCTCGGCAACTACGGCTGGCTCGGTCACCAATGCGGTAACTTTCAACAATACCGGCGGGGCAGCGGCGGGCACGACGTTCAACGGGTCGGCAGCACGCACGATTGACTACAGCACCGTTGGTGCTCCTAAAGCAGACGGGACAGGCGCGTCGGGCACTTGGGGCATCAACATCAGCGGCAACGCGGCAACGGCCACCTCAGCGACCAGCGCAACGTCGGCCACCTCGGCGACAACCGCTACAACGGCGACCACCGCAAACGCGCTGAACACCAGCAACAACTATCAGGTCAACAGCCTTGGCGTTGGCACTGCTGGCTCCGGCACTACCGGTGAAATCCGTGCGACCAACAACGTCACGGCATTTTACTCGTCTGATGCGCGCCTGAAAGAGAACGTGCGTCCGATTGAGAACGCCCTCGACATCGTGACGACAGTCGGCGGCAAGACGTTTGACTGGACCGACGCCTACATCGCAGAGCATGGTGGCGAGGACGAATACTTCGTAAAGAAGTCCGACTTCGGTGTCATCGCGCAGGACGTGGAGGCAATGTTCCCACTTGCTGTCCGCAAGCGCCCAGACGGGACACTGGCCGTTGACTACGAGAGGCTGGTCGCCGTGGCATTCGCGGCCATCAAAGAGTTAAAGGCGGAACTGGACGAGCTACGGGGAGCTAAGTAATGACGCTTAACTCTTCAGGCCCAATCAGTCTGGGTGGCAGCACTGCGGGGCAGTCCATCAACCTTGAGTTGGGTAAAGCTGCTACCGCCACGGTTTCACTGAACGACACCGACGTCCGCACGCTGGCGGGCGTTGCGTCTGGCGCTATTGTCATGCCGACCAACTTCTACGGCAAGAGCAATGTCCTTATTACTTTCAGCGATTACGGCGTTTTCGCTGCGGGTTTTGGGTATTCCGAAGCAGCGTACGCAATTTTCGGTGCTGGTGCCGCCATCGGCCAAGTATATGAGGCGCTTAACGGCGGCTCTTATATGTATGTAGAACAGTGGTGCACACCAACCAGCCAAGGTGGAAACTACGAAGTTTACGCTAGTGTGACAGCCGGTTCGGTTACTGGCACGGTTAACACTTGGATAGCGACGACTGGTAACCCCGCTTGGCTCGTAGATATTTCTGGGTCAGGAAACTCTGCGTATGCCCAACTAGCCTTCCAAGTTCGCCGCACTGGCACTGCCACGGTGCTTGATACGTGGACCGTAGACCTCAACGCGGAAGCTCTGTAATGCCCGAACAGATCGTACAGATAAGCTCCAAGCCCGGCATCAAGCGCGACGGAACCAAGTTCGAGGGCGACCAGTACGTTGACGGCCAGTGGGTTCGTTTCCAGCGTGGGCTGCCACGTAAGATTGGCGGCTACCGCTCGATTAACAAGTTCCTACGCGGTCTGCCGCGTGCGTTGCATGAGTATACGCAAGACTTGCTGACGTATGTTCACGCAGGCTCGGCAGACCGCCTCGAACGCTTCTTCATCGACGCCACATTCAACACGAGCGTCATAACTGACCGCACACCCTCGTCGGGTTTCACCGTAGACGACGGCAATATGTGGCAGTTCGCCACGGCATACGACACGACCAACGGTAACCAGATTGTCGCGCAAGTCGCGCCGAACCTCGGCTGCATCTGCAACAGCGACGGCGGCGCGCTCTTCGTCGGCGACCTCCTCGGCACAAGTGTGTTGACGGAAGTTACCACGGTGCCTGCAAACTTCAGCGTCACTGGCGGCGTCGTCACGCTGCCGCCTTACACGTTCGCCTTCGGTAACGACGGCTACGCGGCGTGGTCCGTGCCCAACGATCCCGCCGACTTCACAAGCTCTGGCGCGGGCAATGCCTACATCACAGGCCAGAAAATCGTCAAAGGCATGCCACTGCGCGGCGGGCCGGGCAACAGCCCCTCTGGCCTGTTCTGGTCGGCGGACAGCCTCATTCGCGGCACTTACGTCGGCGGCACGGCGGTGTTCCAGTTCGACACCATCAGCACGCAGTCGTCAATCTTGGCAGCCAACAGCGTCATCGAGTACGACGGCATCTTCTACTGGATTGGCACCGACCGCTTCCTGATGTTCAACGGCGTCGTGCGCGAGGTCGAGAACAATCTAAACCTCAACTTCTTCTTCGACAACCTGAACTATGCGCAGCGCCAGAAGGTGTTCGCGTATAAGGTTCCGCGCTTCGGCGAGATATGGTGGTGCTTCCCGTTCGGCGACAGCATCGAACCGAACCACGCAGTCATCTATAACGTCCGCGAGAACACATGGTACGACACCGAACTGCCCAATGGCGGTCGCGGTGCGGGTCTCTTCCCCGCCGTATTCAGCAAGCCGCTCCTGTCCGGCGTTGCGCCGCAGGAGGCTGAGGCCGTTACGGCTGCGGTGGTCGCAGGCGGCACCGGCTACGCCGTGGGCAACACGCTCACCGTTGTAGGGGGTCTGGGTCAAATCGACACGGAGTTGACGGTCACGACCATCGGTGGTGGCGGCGTTATCACTGGCGTCTCCATCAGCAACGCAGGGCAGTATGCCGAGATACCGACCAACCCAGTCAGCGTTACTGGCGGGGCAGGTTCTGCCGCGACGTTTAACCTGACGTTCGACAATCCGTACAAGTTCTGGGTTCACGAGGTGGGCACGGACGAGATTGACGGCCTGACGCTGAACCCGATACAGTCGTTCTTCGAGACCGCCGACCTGTCGTTGCCTGTCACAACGCAAGTCAACAAGTCGCTTCAGGCACTGATGATCGAACCAGACTTCGTCCAGAGCGGCGACATGACGGTTCAGGTTATGGGCCGTGCGAACGCCC